GTCTAGGCGTGAGGCTGTGATCCTATGGCAACAAACACCGTCACTGGAAACCTCATCTGCTCTGATGGAACCAACATTCCATTGAAAGAAGAACTTGCAGAGGGCACCGAGTCCGATCTGAAGACAGATACCGTCTACACAGTCTCGGCGCAGAACGTCGGAGACTTCGCGCCAGGCAAGACCGTTACCGCTGGCCTAGTTTCCAGCGATAACGGAGCCGGGTACTGCTACATTCTCTCGCAGGGACTCGTGGCCGCCCTCGTTCCCTACTCGGTCAAGGGCGCCGTAACCGATGGATCCCCAGCACTCTGCCAGCCTTACACGCTGAAGGCTGGCGACAAAGTACGCTTCATGAACAACACCGCTGCTGACAGAGAAGCAGCCATGTCCTGCTACACTGCACGAGGAGTTTCCAGAATCTTCCACGTCACGCCCACTGGCGGCGCGACTAACGAGCTAGTCGATCTGCAAACCTCGAACAGTATCGGGGACACGCTCCAGGGCGACCGGATCATCAAGGTCATGGGAACCTCCGTCGATGGCTCGAAGATTGAGACGCAGGGCTTCTTCACCGTCGATGCCCTGGGCAACGTCGTTGGGACATCGGCTGCAACTAGCCCCATCGTCCAGCAGCCCTCGTTCTCAAGCTGCTCGATACCAATCGCTCTGAACTACAAGGCACAGTTCCTAACCAACGCATGAGGGTGAGGACGAATGCCAAAGATGACCAAGGCTGCAGGCCGACGCCGACTGGGCGAGATTCACTCGAAAGCAAAGAAGCTCTTCCTTCGAGGATTCATCTCCACGAAGGATCTGGACTCGATAGAGCGGATCTGCAAGTCCCGTGCAAAGCAACTGAAGTGATAGGATGCCGCTTCCAGATGCCCCGGCGGACTCGCCTCGCGTGTATAAGCTACTCAAGAACCTCGACCTCGAGACCCTGGCAGGTGACGACGACGAGATGATACTCACTGGCAACCCTATCAGTATCGAGATGCTCAACGAGGATGAGCTTCGCCGCCTCGTGCTCGTACAGCTAGCACGCCTCAGCGTCAAGGGCGAGTGGAATGGATTACTAGGGTGAGAATATGCCGCTACCAGATGCCAATAAGAAGTCGCCCAGGGTCTACACGAACCTTCAGAACCTAGACCTGGACAATGTCACCTTCGCTAATGTCCAGGCAACAGGCAATCCGATCAACGTCGAGGAGGCTAACGAGGATGAGCTGCGACGCCTGGTGCTCGTTAACCTAGCACGATTAGTTACCGCAGGAGAGTGGACGGGCCTATTGACTGCCGGTGGGGGTGGTTCTGGATCTCCAGCTATGCCTCAGGCTGACATGCTGACGTACTACGATACATGGGATCTAACGCAGATGCCCCCGTACGGAGGCTACACTTCTACGAATACTGGCACGAGCATGAACTTCGCCTACCAGGTCTACTTCCCGTTCTACGCTCCTAGAGATGGCAGCATCGACCAGCTCGTGATCCGCCAGGGGTCGACTACGCCAGGATCAACCGAATACCTCTACGTCAGCATCTACGACAGTGACGACGACAACATGCCCGATACAATGCTGGGGTATGCGACCTTCGATTTGTCAGTCGGTGGCACTCAGACGGACTCAAGCTTGTCCGCTGATCCTAGCTTGACGGGCGGTGATTTGTATTACGTCTCCTGGAACCGTTCCGCGACGACCAGTGCGACCTTCTACACCTGGGCCGGAGTAGGAGCAGCATGGTGTCCTCAAATCTCAGTCTCGGGCGACATGAACCTTTTGACCGACCTCTCTACGAAGAACGACGCTCCAGTCGACGCGCCTGCAGCATCCACGATGAGGAGCTACGGAGCTGGATCAACTCTGCAGATAATGGCGAGGATTCCCGATGCTTGATAGAAAGTTCACCATTACCGGGAAGGATGGAGTCATTCTCGAGCAATACGAGACCGACATGACCTGGGAGGAGCTGCGTTATCATCGAGACCAGGCACTGGCCGAGTCCGACTGGCGCGCTCTCAAGGACGTCGTGTTGCCGAATCCCTGGAAGGAGTATCGCCAGGCTCTCCGCGATCTCCCCCAGAATCACGACGAGGCTAACGACGCCGCCGATGCATTCCCGGAGGCACCAGAATGAGTGACCTCACCGAGAAGGCCAGGGACATCTTCCAGAAGAATGGAATGGCATTCCTCCTCGGTTGGAGCCTAGGGATGGGCCTTGGGCAAACCCTCTGGGATTCAATCGGAGGGGTGCTGTGATGAGCAAGCGCAAGCCTGACCAGGTAGTGGAGTTCAGGATCTCCCTGCAGGACAAAGAGCGCGAGCTGCTTGAGCACATCGTATACGTCGAAGGTACGGCCAAGGCGTTCAACCAGTTCACAGAACCCTTCGTTGAGATAGTCAAGGACGTCAGCGCCATGACCCTAGTCTTCGGGGCTATTGCTGGATTCGGTGGCTGGAAGTATGTGGTCAGCCCCGGCATCGAAACCGCCGAAGATCTCTTTGAAGACTTCATGCAGCAATACGATGTCGAGAGAGCGGCCAGAACGGCAGCAGGTGAAGCCGCCGAATATGTAGGCGAACGCGTGCCGGGTCCCCTTGGCCCCCTGTTTAGATTCCTGGGGTTCTATATCCAACGCTGATCCAAAGAATTGGGAAAAGAGACCTTTCCCCCTAGGGTGGAGAGGCAAAAGCGATGCAGTGTGGGTCCAGAATTGCGCACATTCGCACTATTTCTCCACAATTCAGGCAAATGTCCTCCTCAATTTCTACTGCACTCATGACGACGTCCGGATGAAGATGGTTCAAAACCTCTCCCCAATCGAAGAATCTGCGAAGCTCATCTAGCTTAATTGATTCCTCATACGAGTGCAGATCCCATCCTAGCCAGGCGTCAATCTCGACGGGGATGTCATCATACCAGTCCTTAGCTGCCATACTCAATCACCGTCCCACAGTCTGGGCAGCTCCAGCCAGGCGTAACTTGTGGATGCCAAATGTAAGTATGGCCACAGGCACAGATCGCTTTCTTAGTCATCTGAAAGCCTCCACTGCTCGAACTGCTTGTTCTTCACCGTGGTCAGGGCACGGTCATGCTGGTTACGGATCCTGCGGTTGCGATTCCTGCACTCCATCCTCAGGGCCTTGTCTGGCATCTCCCAAGGTCGATGCAGCATGACCCATCCTCGAACACGCCCGTTGACGTTGGGATCGCGCTTGAGCTGTGCTCTGACCATCTTACTGCATTTGCGGCACGTTCTAGCTAGGGAAAGGGTGCCCGGGCGCCTGACCCACCAGCACCACCACCAGAGGCACGCAGGACACTGGTACAGGCCCTTTTTCATTCAGCTCACCAGATACATGAACGGATTCCCCCCTGGGGGGAGCTTTCGGCAGACGGTTGACTTGCACATTCCTTTGAAGGCTACTCCATCGTTACCAGGAATGATCTCGGCATCAGGAACTCTCTCTCCGCAGTTCATGCAGGGAGGGCCATCATCCAACCAGTCGCTGATGTCGCTCATTCCTTCCCCTCCTCGACGATCTTCCAGAGCTGCTCCTTATCCTTCTTGAGCAGCTCGACTTCTTTCTTCAGTTCTTTATTCTCGAGCAGTACGCGAGGGAAAGCGATTATGCAATTAGAGACCTCATAAGAGCGTCCAGGGTGCCCCACCGACTTAGGATGCCAATGAGAATAGATCGCATAAGCAGTCGGCGAGAGGTTCACAGATACAACAGGCATGACGGGTCGCCCCCTCTCACCGTTAATAACAATAATCCCCGGAAGGTATAGCAGAGAATGCTATTAACGGCGACAGTGCATGGTGTCGGTGGGTGGGGGGTCAGAAATGGTCAAGATATACACCTTTATGGGCGGTCGACAGCCCGAGCAGGGCGGGAATACGCTATGCTAGTAGACCAAATGACCCTCCTAATCGCCCTCACGAGCCTAAACCTCCTCGCCCTCGGCGCCCTGGCGCTCTGGATCCGTTCCGAACTGGACAATGCAGTCGAAGAATTGGATTCTAC